TTATTACAATATTGCACATAGCAACACAGCCACAACTGGCACTCTTTACTTTGAGGAAAAGGTAGAGAAGGTTTTTTATGTTGGTCAAGTAGTAAACATTACGGGCAATGGATCTAAGCACAATGGCAATAAGACTCTTACTGGAGTAGGCGATTACAACATCACCTATAACATCACAGGCAATAACAATGTCCCAGCAGTAGAGCACCCAGTCCAACCTTTTGGCACAGTATCAGGCGATACTTATGTCGATTACACTTTAGATACAGCAGTTCAGAATGCAGCTTTGATGATCGCTGTTGAGATCTGGCAAGCGCGTACAGCCACCCTTTCAGGCAGTAACGCTGTCGATTTCCAGCCCTCACCTTATCGAATGAGCGCACAGCTTCTCGCTAAGGTAAGAGGATTGATCGCTCACGCGTTGAGCCCTAATTCGATGGTGGGCTAATGCCTGTTGCCGTCACTACTCTTAGAACCACATTAGCCACCGCTCTAGTCAATAACGCTAAGTGGCAGACTTTTGCGTTCCCGCCAAGCACCGTATTAGCCAATAGCGTGATCGTGTCTCCAGATGATCCTTATCTGACACCAAGCAACAATCAGCACATCACTATTAGCCCAATGGCTAACTTTAAGATTATTATGACTGTTCCTTTATTTGACAATGAAGGAAACCTTAACGGGATTGAAGATACTGTCTGCGGCGTGTTCGCTAAACTCGCTGCATCATCTTTGACCTATAATGTAAGCGCAATTAGCGCACCAAGTATTCTCAATGCTGCTTCGGGAGACCTACTCAGCTGCGAGATGTCCGTATCAATCCTTACGAGTTGGAGTTAAAATGTCCGAGTGGGAAAAAGAGAACGAAGCCTTCCTGATCAAGATCGGGCAGGTAGCACCAGCAGTATCAAAGCCAGCAACTACTAAGAAGGACGAGGAATAATCTCATGGCTGTATTTCTGAATAACAATGTAGGTGTGAAGATTAACTCAGTCGATCTTTCAGACCATGTAACAGCAGTAACAATCAACCGCGTATTCGATGAGCTAGAAGTAACGGCTATGGGAGATAACTCTCATAAGTTCGTTAAGGGTCTAGAGTCATCAACTGTGACAATCGACTTCCTGAACGACACAGCAACAGCGAATGTATTGGCAACACTACAGGCAGCATGGGGAACAACAGTCACAGCTGTATTCCTACAGACAAAGGGAACAGCGGTCTCAGCGACTAACCCTCTGTACACAGTCTCATTGCTAATCAATAACACAACAGACATCAATGGTGCTGTAGGCGATATTGGCACACAGTCAATTACATTTACTGCTAACTCAACAGTTGCAGTAGCCACAACAGGTACATTCTAAAAAACTAACAAAGGGGCAAACCATGGCAAGACTAAAGATAGTTCGTACAGATGGAAGCGTATTAGAAGGCGAGATCACTCCAGCGGTGGAGTACTCATTTGAGCAGTACGCTAAAAAGGGCTTCCATAAGGCGTTCCGCGATGAAGAAAAGCAGAGCGATGTCTATTGGTTAGCATGGGAAGTAACACGCAGAGCAGGTGAATCTGTTAAGCCTTTCGGGATTGACTTCATCGAGACACTTAAAAGTGTTGAGGTGCTTGACTCAGACCCTTTAGCTTAAAGCGCGATCTTCCGTTCACCTACCTGATTGCTAGGCTAAGCATTAGGTTGGGAATCGCGCCACAGCAGTTATTAGATCTAGACAAAACCATGCTCGATGCATTAGTGCAAGGGCTTAAGGATGAAGCGAAAGAGGTGAGCGATGCCAGCAAGCGTCAAGGGCGCAGTCGCTCTTAGAAGGTCTCTACGCCAGTTTAGTCCTGATCTTGCTAAGGCTTTACCTAAAGAGGTTGCAGCAGCCTTAAAACCTATTACAAAGGCTGCTAAAGGGTATCTACCCGATGATGGTCAAGTCCTAAGCGGATGGCTAACCCGTGAAGGGTCGCAGGCTCGCTTTCCTAGTTACAATGCTCGCATCGTAAAGCAAGGCATTGGCTATAAGACAACTCCATCTAAGCCTAACCGTAAAGGGTTTAGATCACTTGCTCGCGTATTCAACAAGAGTGCTGCTGGAGCAATTTACGAGACTATGGGGCGCAAGACCCCACAAAGCAGATTCGTACAGAATCAGCAGGGCAAATACAGTTCACAGATGAAGGGTCGCGAGAAGATGGAAGGTCGCGCCCTATTCCGTGCCTATGAAGAAAACAATGGCAAGGCTAGAGAAGCAGTATTGGCAGCTATTAAGAATGCAGCAGATAAACTTAATGCAAGAGCGAGAGGCTAATCATGGCTAATGTGTTAATTGATATTGCCGCAGAGTTCGTAGGCAATAAAGCCTTTAAGCAAGCAGATAGTGCCACAGATAAACTCACCAAGAATGTTAGAAAACTAGCAGGTGCTTTTGGTCTGGCTTTCAGTACAACAGCAGTTCTCGCCTATGGTAAAGCTGCGGTCAAGGCAGCAGCAGAAGATCAGAAAGCACAACAAGGCTTAGCTTTAGCTCTTAAGAATGTTGGACTAGAGCGCGATGCTGCTAGTGCAGAAGGATTCATCCAAAGACTCCAGAGCGAGTTCGGCATTATCGATGACAAACTGCGCCCTGCATATCAGGCTTTAGCAGTAGCAACTCGCGACACAGCAGAAACACAAAGACTGCTGAATCTTGCTTTAGATATTTCTGCCTCAACTGGCAATGATTTAGGAAAAGTCACAGCTGCGCTTAGTCGTGCATATCTAGGGAACAACACTGCACTTTCTCGCTTAGGTGTAGGTATCTCAAAGGCAGATCTCAAAACAAAGTCTTTTTATGACATAACGACAGATCTGGCAGAAACCTTCAAGGGTTCAGCAACAGCAGCAGCAAATACCTTTCAAGGTTCAATGGATAAACTGGCTGTTGCATCTGCCAATGTTCAAGAGATTATCGGTACAGGTATCATCGATGCACTTGGCACTCTTGGTGGCAATACGGCTGTTGATGATCTCGCAGACGATATGGAAAGAGCGGCACTTAGCGCAGCGGATTTCCTTCGTGGTCTAGCACAGATTGGCACATTCAAGGTTAGTGGCGAAACAAAGTCGTTGCTTGGATTGTTACTTACACCGTTCCAGCGATCATTATCTGCCGGTCCTTTAGGTGCAATCACTAGATTAGGCGCGGCATCACGCACAGCACCACAGCCTTTTACTACTCCGATGACTGTGTCAGGTCAAAGTCAAGTCAGGCAACAAGCGCAGATCACTAGATTGACACAGCAACAAGCAGCAGCTCAAAGCAAGATCACCAAGGATAAGAAAATTCAACAAGCCATTGACAAGGCTAATCTTGCTCTTAGCAAAGGTGAAGAAGTCTTTGACATGGATAAGATCCAGAATGCAGCAGCTCTTAAGAATCAAGCAGAGCAACTAGCCAAGTCCACGACTGACACACAAAGATTACAGATTGCTAATGATACTGCTCGCCTCAATGTCAAGCAGTCAATTCTTGCCCTAGAAGATGCCATTGCTTCTAAGGATGAAGCAGCCATAGTCGCTGCAACCAATAAACTAAATGCAGATCTTAAGGTGCTTGGTACATTAAGTATGCAGAATGTTAAGCTGCAAGACATCAAGTCAATCCTCGATAGTCTTAAGCCAAAGGATCTAGTCAATTTAACTAATCTTGATGCAGCACTATCAAAGATCCAAGAAATGCTAAGACTTCTAGCACAGGCTAATGCCGAGAGCAGAGGAAGCATTCCGACAAGCGGATCACTTGGATCAGGTATTCCAGCAGGAGATTACATTGCGCCTATCTCAACATCAGGCGGATCTATTGCGGCTATCCTTGAATATGCCGATGCAGCTACGGAACGGGCTAATGCTTTTGCTATGTTGCAGGAACAGCAGAATTATGCAGATATGCTTGCTCTAATTGAATATCAAAAAATAGTCGGTGATCTTGGCGGTTACAGCCCTAACATGAACAGTGGAGGGTCTAAAACTCCTATTGTGAATATATATGCCAACACCATTGCTAACCCAGATGAGCTGACTAACTTGATTCAGAATTCTCTTATTACATTGAACAGGCGCGGTGACTACCTAGTTCCTCTTGGAACATTATGACCAGACCAGTCATCAATGTAATCATTAACTTCTCTACTGGAGCAGGTTTTGGCAACCCTTTCATCATTGATCAGGGCATTCTTGGCATCGATGTTCTTGGTGATGCAAGTGGCCCGATTGTGGATGTTTCCAATGTAGTAGATAGCATTGTGACTAACCGAGGACGGCAGATCTCAACAGAGCAATTCAACACGGGATCTTCTACCATTCGCATTCTTGACCAGAATGGTGATTTCAACCCACAGAATCCAGCCAGCCCTTATTACACCTATCTAAGTCCAATGCGTAAGATTGCTGTTACTGCAACTTATGAAGGTGTTACTTATCCTATCTTCGCTGGCTACATTACTAACTATAATACGACCACGCCTAAGTTCACAGGAGACTTGGTTTATACCACTATCTCAGCTGTAGATGGATTTAGACTTTTACAGAATGCTCAATTCTTTGGTGTCATTGACGGCACAGCAGGACAAACCACAGGCACACGAGTCACCAAGATTCTAGACACAATCGGGTGGCCTAACTCAATGCGTGACATTGACACAGGATTAACCACAGTTCAGGCCGATCCAGCGACTCAGCGCACAGCATTAGGAGCGTTGCAGACTGTTGCTACTACTGAGTACGGAGCGATCTACATGAGCGCAGACGGCAATGTAGTCTTTCAAGATCGAGCATTGACTACATCCTCAATCGGTGCAACACCCACTGTCTTTAATGATAACGGAACGGACATTGGTTACTTCGATGTCAAGTGGGTTTTAGATGATACTCAGGTATTTAACAAAGCAACTGTAACCCGTGAAGGTGGCACAGTTCAGA